TGCTTGGATTCCAGCGCCAGGGTTTGCATGGTATCAATCGAACCATCAGCGCGGATGTTCTTGATATGTGCATAGAGGGTTTGCATGATAGGTTTCTCCAAAGGGTTACGGGTTGTAGACGCAGATAACAATGCAACATGCGTGCCAACCTAATAACATTGATAAATGAATACCTAAGTACACACATTCCAGGACAAAGTGACAATAAGTGTCACATTGAATAGGACAATAAGTGTCACATTGACAATATGTGTCAGGGTGTCTCGTGCCCTGCAGCTTGGCGCATCTCGACTCGCGGCGTCCAGGGTTGACCGGGTGTCTCGACTCGCCGCGTCCAGGGTTGAAAATCCGAAGGGGTGCCGGGTGGCCGGGTGGCAGGGCCTTGGCTCTGCGCTGCTGAGGCTGGAAGGACCCAAGAACAATTTTTCATTTTTGGAAACTTGGGTTCTGTAACACGACATTACACAGACAATTTTTTCATTTTTCAAAATCCCGAGACACTCCGTAACACGAAACTACGCACACCCCCCATCACCACAAGAAGCACAGACCCGTGTAATATCGTGGTATGACCCAGCAGACTGCCACTTCCATTCCCGCTTGGCTGCAAGCCCTGGAGCCGACTGACCCTCCACTCAAGCCCCCATCCCATTTGGAACTGGCACTCCTACGCAAGCAGGACATGCTGGACACGTTCGAGAAGATATTCGACCCAGCGATGGAAGCACTCGCTGATGGCACGAGCATCGTGAAGTTCCTCCAGAGCGATCACCGCTCCCTGTCCGCTGGCCGGTTCATGAGGTGGATCATGGACGACCCTCAGAGATACAGGGCGTATCTGCGCTCCCATGAGGTGGCGATGGAGTTGATCAGCAACGACCTTATCCCGATAGCCGATGGCAAGGACGACCCGATGGAGGACGTTGCGCGGTCCAAGTTGAGGGTGGACGCACGCAAGCTCATGATGGGGTTCAACGCCAAGGACAGGTTCACGACCACGACAAAGGTGGACGTGACGGGTCACCAGAGCATCTCGCTGGTCGGGTTGATGAAGGACAGGGAGCAGCAGGGGATAGCGATGGTGGAGAGGCTGAACAACCTCCTGCCACCCGTGGACGCGACGATCAAGGCGGACAATCCGTATGACACACCACCCACCGACCTTGATGACGAGGATGCACCCTGATGGCTAAGTCACTGGTATCGACCCCGCAGCAGGAGCAGGAGCTACTGGAGCAGATCACATCACCCCTGTACTGCAACAATCCGTTGATCTTCGTCATGTCCGTATTCCCCTGGGGTGTGCAAGGGACACCGCTGGAACACTTCACCGGACCCCGTGAGTGGCAGCAGAAGGTGCTGGTGCAGATTGGACGGCATGTGGCATCGAACCACGGCAAGGTGGACTTCAATGCCATGAGGCTGGCGATAGCATCGGGGCGTGGAATTGGGAAGTCCGCACTGGTGGGGTGGATCATCCTGTGGATGCTGTCCACGAGGATCGGCTCCAGCGTGATCGTCAGCGCCAACAGCGAGAACCAACTACGGTCGGTCACATGGGCTGAGTTGATGAAGTGGTCCACGATGGCATCCAACTCGCACTGGTGGGAGCCATCGGCCACCAAGTTGGTCCCGGCAGCGTGGTTGACCGAGATCGTGGAGCGTGACCTCAAGATCGGCACCCGGTACTGGTCCGCAGAGGGCAAACTGTGGTCGGCGGAGAACCCGGACGGGTACGCGGGACCCCACAACATGCTGGGCATGTGCGTCATATTCGATGAGGCGGCGTCGATCCCCGATGGCATCTGGTCGGTTGCCGGGGGCTTTTTCACGGAGAACACGCCGAATCGGTTCTGGTTCGCGTTCAGCAACCCCCGACGCAACACGGGGTACTTTTTCGAGTGCTTCGGCAAGAAGCGGGACTTCTGGACCACGGACAACATCGACGCGAGGAGCGTGGAGGGCACCGACAAGGCGATGTACGAGCAGATCATCGCTGAGTTCGGTGAGGACTCGTACCAAGCGCGGGTTGAGGTGTATGGTCAGTTCCCTCTGGACGACGAGGGTAGCTTCATCTCGCCCACTTTGGTCATGCAGGCGTTTGCCCGTAAGGCCCACAACGACCCGTCAGCGCCCATCATCATGGGGATCGACCCGGCACGTAGCGGCTCGGACAGCACGGTGATCGTGGTGCGTCAGGGGCGTGACATCGTGGCGATAGAACGGCACTCCGGGGACGATACGATGCGCTCCGTGGGCAATATCATCGACGCCATCGAGCGTTACAAGCCCCAGATGACCTGCATCGACGAGGGTGGGGTGGGCGCTGGCATCTATGACAGGCTGATCGAGCAGCGTTACAAGGTCCGTGGGGTGAATTTCGGGTGGAAACCCAAGAATCCGAAGGCGCACTTGAACAAAAGGGCTGAAATATGGTGCGCCATGCGCGACTGGCTCAAAACAGCCGCGATTGAGGAGAATAAACGCCTGATGGCCGACCTGACAGGGGTCCGGGTGATGTTCACCTCATCCGGTGCCATCCAGTTGGAGTCGAAAAAGGACATGAAGGCACGAGGCTTACCTAGTCCTGACATCGGGGACGCGATTGCTGTAACTTTTGCTTTCCCTGTCGCCAGAAAGGACTATACTTCGCCCGATACACCCCGTCCCAAGGTCTACGCAGGGCATCGGGGACCAATGGTTGCATCGTCATGGATGGGTCACTGATGGCTGAGAAAGTTACCAGAGGGGTTGCAGTAAGTGAAGGACTCCCTCGGTACTTCACGGGTGTTCCATGCATCAATGGTCATATCTCTGAACGGTACACCGCGAATAAAACCTGCTGTGAGTGCGCAAACGCTATTTCAGTGGCGACTAAGAGCAAGAATCGACAAAAATATGTTGATTCTTCTGTCAAATGGCAAAGAGCGAACCCGTTAAGGACAGCGGCGTACCAACTGAAAGCCACGCGAAAAGCGCCCGGAAAACGCAACGCACTCACAGCAAAGTACAGAAGTTGCAGGGATCGTCGCACACCTCAGTGGTTGACAGGCGATGACCTGTGGGTGATCGGTGAGGCGTATGATCTTGCTGCGACCCGTACCAAATTGTTCGGGTTCCCTTGGCATGTTGACCATGTTGTACCCTTGAGAGGTAAAACGGTTTCTGGACTGCATGTACCTTGGAATCTTCAGGTGATTCCGGGCACAGACAATGTAAAAAAGGGCAATTCGCATGGCTGAAAAAGACAAGGAGTTGCTGTCAAACGCCCGTGATCGGATGACGCTGGCAATCTCAGCATGGTCTGAAACCCGTGAGGATGAACTGGAAGACCTTCGGTTCTATGCGGGGTCACCTTCAAACCACTGGCAGTGGCCTGCCGATGTGCTGGCAACCCGTGGCTCGGTTCAGGGTCAGAGCATCAACGCCCGACCGACCCTGACGATCAACAAGCTGCCGCAGCACGTTCGCCAAGTCACCAACGACCAGCGTCAGAACCGTCCCAGCGGCAAAGTCATACCCGCCGACGACAAGGGTGACGTTGAGGTCGCTGAGATATTCGACGGCATCGTGCGGCACATCGAGTACATCAGCGATGCTGATGTGGCCTATGACACCGCCTGTGAGAACCAAGTGGCTTATGGTGAGGGCTACATCCGCATCCTGACCGAGTACACCGACCCAACCTCGTTCGATCAGGACATCAAGATCGGACGGGTGCGGAACTCGTTCAGCGTCTACATGGACCCGATGATCCAGGACCCGTGCGGCTCGGACGCGCAGTGGTGCTTCATCACGGAGGACATCCCCGTCGATGAGTACGAGCGTCAGTACCCCAACGCGCAGCCCATCTCCTCGCTTCAGGACCAGGGTGTCGGGGACCAGTCGGTTTCACAGTGGGTCAACGACGAAACGGTGCGGGTCGCTGACTACTACTACATCGAACACACCAAGAAGACCCTGAACCTGTACTACGGCAACGTCAGCGCACTGTCAGGATCGCCCGAAGACAAGCAGATGGTGGCGCTGGGCATGAAGCCCATCCGCTCCCGCGAGGTGGACATCAAGCAGGTCAAATACTGCAAGATCAACGGGTTCGAGGTGCTGGAGCGCAACGACTGGGCCGGGTCGCACATCCCCGTGGTGCGGGTGATCGGCAACGAGTTCGAGGTGGACGGGCGGCTGTACCTCTCGGGCATCGTCCGCAACGCCAAGGATGCCCAGCGCATGTACAACTACTGGACCTCTCAGGAGGCAGAGATGCTGGCGCTGGCACCCAAAGCGCCGTTCATCGGGTACGGTGGGCAGTTCGAGGGCTACGAGACTCAGTGGAAGACTGCCAACACGACCAACTGGCCTTATCTGGAGGTCAACCCAGACGTTACGGACGGTCAGGGTGGCACACTGCCACTACCCCAGCGGTCGCAGCCTCCGATGGCCCAGAATGGGCTGATTCAGGCCAAGATGGGCGCATCCGATGACATCAAGGGTGCCACCGGACAGTACGACAGCAGCCTTGGGGCGACCTCCAACGAGCGCAGCGGCAAGGCGATCCTTGCCCGTGAGCGTCAGGCCGACACCGGCACATACCACTACGTCGACAACCTCGCCCGTGCGGTGCGCTGCGTCACCCGGCAACTGGTGGACCTGATCCCGAAGATTTACGACACGGAGCGCATCGCCCGGATCATCGGTGAAGACGGCACCTCGGACATGGCTCGGGTAAACCCTGACCAGCCGGAACCCGTCAAGAAGATCGTGAACGAACAGGGTATCGTGATCCAGAAGGTGTACAACCTCGGGGTCGGCAAGTACGATGTCTGTGTCACCACGGGTCCGAGCTACATGACCAAGCGGCAGGAGTCGCTGAACGCGATGACCGAGTTGCTTCAGGGCAACCCTGAGTTGTGGACGGTTGCTGGCGACCTGTTCATCAAGAACATGGACTGGCCGGGTGCCCAGGAGATGGCGAAGCGGTTTGCCAAGACCATCGATCCCAAGTTGCTCGGTGACGAGGATGAGTCTCCCGAGATGCAGGCAGCGAAGCAGCAGATGCAGGCGATGGGGCAGGAGATGGAGCAGATGCACCAGATGCTCCAGAACGTGCAGAAGTCCTTCGAGAACCGCGACCTTGAGATTCAGGAATTCGAGTCGAAGATCAAGGCATTCGACGCTGAAACCAAACGGATTTCGGCTGTTCAGGCTGGTATGACCCCCGATCAGATGCAGGACATCGTGATCGGAACCATCCACGCCATGATGAGTTCCGGCGACCTTCGCATGGCACAGGACGACATGGAGCGTGAGACTGCGGAGCCGGGAGAGGCACCAGAGGCTCCCGGTATGCAAGAAGCCCCACAAATGGCACCGGAAGTGCCACAATCACCTCAAATGACCCCAGGAGCCTGATATGGAACTATTGAACCCTCTCAACGACACCACCT